CCTGTAAAAAAGAAACAGAGTATTGATCCTGTGCCATCTCCTGTGCCATCTCCTTTGCCTCACCCGAAAGAAGCGGCAGCAGATAAAAGAGTTGACAACGTTAAGCGATATGATATTACAATTACTCAAGAATAACAAGACTAAGGATATTTCTTTTTACACGTTAGTTCAGACATCAACTAACGGTGTATTAAATGATCCAACGTGGACACTTTATAAAACTATTAAAGGCATTTACTGGAAGGCCACAGGATCAAAAAATAATATTTCTGAAAAATTTAAGGAACAAATTTCAGCCTGTATAATTGTTAATCCGTCGGATATCTCAGAATCAGAAATTGCTACTGATATGAAGATATCTGTTTCAGGTGAGGGAGACTACAGGCTTGTTTATGCTGATAATATCGCAGGTCAGAATAAAGTTTTACAAATAAACGTAAAGGAATGGGCATGATAAATTTGTTTAAAAATCCTAACGTTATGCGGGAAATTGTAAATCAGACGGAAGCCGGTATTGCAGCTATAGCGGCAAGTGTTGCGAGTGAGGCGTCCAGTCAGGCTCCGGTTGATAAAGGCAGACTTCGTGACTCTATAGTCTGGAAAACTAGCAAGCAGGGAATCGGTGATGTTCAGGGAGTACCCGAACCAAAAGAGCTAGAGGGATACGTTGGTTCAGCTCTTGACTATGCTGTTTACCAAGAGTTCGGAACACGTTATATGCGACCTCAACCTTATTTACGACCTGCCATTGCGATTAAAGCGTTAGGCATGAATGGTGCAAATGTTATGATAAAAAAAATAAATGAAACAGCTCGAGGAAAATTAACACCCGGTAATATAAATCATAGGGAGCAATTCGGATTATAATGTTCGGGGCAACTGAAATATATAATGCACTTAACGTTTCTGCCATTACAAATTTACTTGATACGTGGGGAAGTGGTAAGGCGTTGTTTAATGATAGTCTTATCCCTGAATCTTTTACGGGTAAGGAATCGATTAACTTTTATTTATCCGGAACTGTTAACGGCGGGAGTGAAATACCTGCTTATATATATTCTGTTAATTGCAGGTCAGAGACTTTTAAAAAAAGTACTGAAATGGCTTTGGCGGTTTATTCAGCACTTAACAGGGCATACACTAACGGAGGCTTTAAAGTCTGTTCAATATTGAGAACAATACCGCCGGTTGATCCAACCGACGTTTATAATACACCGATTGAAATAAAAATAATTACGAGGTAAATTAGATGCCGACACAAACACCGTTAAAAAATATTTTTTTCCCGGATGGTACTAAAGTTTCCATCAAGGCTTATGGGGAAGTAAGTTATACGGATCTAGGGGCAATTGAGCAAGGTACTCAGTGCGTTCTCAATTTTGATGAAGTACAGGTCGAAACAGGTAACGCGGGCAAGCTGAACCGTAAAGGTAAAAACTTTACAATAGCTGGTTCTTTTTCTCTTATCCATTGGGATCTTGCAAATATCAACCGGTTCGGCGGTGGTATGTTTACACTCACAACTACTGCCGCAAGTGCCACTACGTCAATTCCTAATCAGGTTATCGCGGCGGGATGGGCAGATAATAAAAAATATGAACTACTTATGTATACCAGTTCATCCGATAGTACAAAACTCAGGGTATCCGCTAAACCTACTATTACAAGTGTTAGTTTAGGTGCTGGATCACCTGAAACTTTGACTGAAAACAATGACTATGTTATTGTAGCCGATGGCAATAGTTATTCTGGATGGTCTATCCAATTTATATCAGCAAATATGTCTACTGGTTCTCCGACAACCTATGCTATAAATATTGATTACGGTTCCAATACTCCTATCGCAAGTCAGACTATCAACTGCGGTTCTTCAAGTGTGGAATTTGATCCTTATCAGATTAAATTTGAACATACCGATGACGCCGGGCTTAAAAGAACGATGGAGATTTTCTCTGCCGACACAAACAGCGGCGGATTCGCAGTCAATATGAAAGGTGCTAATGAGGATGGAGTTGAGGCTATTCCGTTCGCATTCACAGGTAAATGCGATTCTACTCTTTCTAGTGGATATCAACTTTTCAGATTTACAGTAGACAACGGTGCCGCATAACGGCTTCCCATACGGGCGGCCATCATGTGCGCCCGATATAAAAAAAATAAAAATAAAAAGGTTATATGGAATGAGAAAAGAAATAAAATACAAACTGTCTTATGTAGAAGACAATGGAATACAAAAAGAACTCGAAATAAATATTTCATTTGTACCTAACATTGCAATAAAAAAATATAACGAAATTATATCAACTGTACATGAGGTCATGAAAACATGGGATGATATGAACTATCTCATAGCAGATATGGCCGCACTTGATAAAGAAAAACCTGATGGATGGAAACAGCAAAAACTTAATAAGGAAATTGAATATGTTACGAAAGCAAATGAAATAAGATTAAAAGGGGATCAATACTTTTTTGATAAGCGCCTTGAACTCATTTTTCTTTTACTTAAAAAGAACGGTATTCAGGATGAAAAGTTTTTTGATCCTTCTTTCTGGGATAATAACGTTGATCCATCTGACATACTGGATTTTATTACAGCAGCCATTTACAAGGACGAGAACAAAAAAAAACTTCATTAAAAATTAAAAAGTTTCATGTTGATAGACTCATTGCCTCACTGAATAAATATTGGCGTCCGTTAAGTGAAAACGAGTATTGGTATGATATGGATGCTGAGATGACTAATAATGCCATACAGGTTTCAGGTTTTCCGGAAGAAGTTACAAATTGGATTTGGGAAAGAGAACTTACTCCATTTCAAGTTTTTTAAGGAGATAAAATGGCCGGTGCTTATAACATAGGTAAACTAGTATGGCAAATAACGGGTGACACTTCAGGCATAAAACGCTCGTTATCCGATACTGAAAACAGTGCCAAAAAAACAGCCGGTACTTTATCGGGTATTGCATCTACTATAAAATCAGCCTTTGCAATCGGTGCCGTTGTAATGTTCGGCAAATCAATTGCTAAAGCTGCCTCAGATGCTCAGGAAACCTCTCAGAAATTCGGTGTTGTATTTTCTAAAATTCAAGATGATGCACAAAAGGCCGCGAAATCTCTTCAGGAAGAGTTTAACTTTTCCAGTCAAGCAGCGATGGAATTGCTATCAGGTACCGGTAACCTGTTACAAGGTCTTGGTTATACACAAGATGCCGCGTTAGGGATGTCTGAAAAGATTGCTCAACTTGGTAGCGACTTAACATCGATGAATAACTACGCCGGTGGAGCTGCTGAAGCAACAAAGATTTTAACAAAAGCATTGCTTGGCGAACGTGAAGCACTCCAAGCACTTGACCTTAAGGTAACCGATGATCAACTGCGAGCCTATGCCCGGTCACTTGGTACAACCTGGGACGCCTTAACACAGGCCGAAAAAGCGCAGGCAACATACAATATAATAATGGCTCAATCAGTCAATGCCATTGGTGACGTCGAACGATCGACAACCAGCGCGGCGTATACTTGGCGCAAATTAGAAAATCTATGGGCTGATATTAAAGTATCTCTTGGAAATGAAGTTTTGCCAGTTCTTACTGAACTAGGTCAAACTTTAATCTCAACAGCAGGTGATGCTACGCCATTATTAGAGGCTTTTAAATTTATAATAAAAGATGCTGGATTTGTAGTCAAAGAAATTTCACTTTTAATAAATGTTGTCAATTCTTTTGGAAAAGCTGTTGGTGTAATGAATGCTGATACTAAAGCAACCGCAGCCCGTAAAAATATGGACGTTTTTATGTCCGCGCTTAAAATACAATATAAAGATATAATTGCACTTGAAAATAAAAGAGACGGGACGTCAAGATCATTAATTAAAACTCTTGAACATTTAGCTACAGCTCATAAAGATGCAACAGCAGCATATAACTTACAATATTTTAAAAATCTTCAAAAAGATTTTACTGATACTGCTGATGTTATGGAAGACCGAGTTGACGATTATACTGATAATCTCAAAAAAATAGATATAGCTTATCAAGATAATACAAAAAATTTAGAAAAAACTATAAGCGATAAAATTAAAGCGCGTAAAAAAGAAGCTGAAGAAAATAAAAAGGCTTTTATAGAATCTCAGAAATTTATGGGTGGTGCGAGTGCGTCCAATGCGAAAGCTAAAGCCGAAATGGATGAACTCACACAAAGGCAAATACAATACGGACAGACATTATCAACTAGAGCAGCACTAGAATCATATATAAATAAACTAGAAAAGGAAGCGAATGACGCGGCCTTAAAAGGTGAGGATAAAAAAGAAGCTGCGATTAGAAAATCGATCTCAGCATTAAAAGACCTTTCCGAACAGATGGAAAGAACTTGGGATGATTTATCGAATGAGGAAAAATTTAATCGAGTAAATGAATTATCTCAGATGACTGGTAATAGCATTATGGCTATTATACAATCTGTCGCTGATTTGCAAAATCAGATTTATCAAAATAGAATAGCTGATTTAGATGAACAGATGCAAGCTGAACTTGAGGCCGCGGGAGTAGCTGAAAAAACAGACGTCGAAAAAGCTCAAGAAGCATATGATAATACTAAAACTGAAGAAAATAGAAAAGCTTTAGTTAAAGCTCAGATAGAAGAAAAATATCAAAAGAAAAAACAGCAATTAGAATATGAATCAGCATTAACCGCATGGCAATATCAAGTTGCATTGGCTGGAGTTCAAGTTCCGGTAGCTGTTCTTAATGCGATATCAGCAGGTTGGAAATTCGGACCTATCGTGGCGGCAGCGTATGGTATAGCTGCGGGTATTGCTGGAGGTATCCAAGTTGCGGCCATCAAAGAAGCAAAACCAAAAGCGCCGAAGTTTGCGTTAGGTGGTATAGTCCCCGGCAATTCTCATACGGGTGATAATGTACTTGCAAGAGTAAATAGCGGGGAGATGGTTTTAAATGCTGAACAGCAATCTCAGCTTTTCAATATGGTGAATGGTGGTGGGAAACAATATTCACAGTTACCGCCTATGAGTTCTGAATCATTGTGGGATTTGATTTTTAAAGCGTCTAAAAATGGAGATCTGCTTATAGCAGAAAGCGCGGTAACAGCAAGATGATTATATTATATGATAATGAAGCACTTAACGCAACAATAACAGGTACTATAGATTCTGATGCTGAATCGGCATTGCATGAACCTAGATTATCATCGGTTGCGTTTACAACTGGAATATCAAGTCAATATATTTTATTCGATCATGGACTACTTGGAGAGGCTCACATTCAATATGCTTGCCTCTATGCATCATCGTTAACTGATAGTGCTACTGTAGTTTTAGAATGTAATTCAAGCGATTCATGGTCAAGTCCAGATTTGTCTATAACGTTAACTGAAAACGGTGGTCATTATACCGGATCTATTGATTTTGACAATGAAGATGTTTTTTTACTTGTTGACGAAAACGGTGATTATGTAATAGATGAAAACGGTGATTATATTGAAGGTGAGTTTAAATATATTTACAGTTATTTCAGACTCACTATAACTGATTCAAATAACGCCGAAGCATTTTTAACTATTCCGTGGTTTTTTTATGGTGAAAGATTAGAAATGCCTGGGATGAATCCAGGTCAGATAGTAACAAGGAAAACAACTGCCAATGCATCAAAGAGCGCATCCGGACAGTTATACGGAAGCAAAAGGCTAAAGCCTAAGTCAGTCAAAATAGGGTTCACTGATTTCGATCAGGATAAAAAAGAAGAGATAGAAACTTTTATTGACTACTGTGATATTATATTCCCGTTCATTGTTTTGATATGGGAAAATGACCTTGACGTAGAGGCTCCAATTTTTATGTCGTTGAATGATCTACCTGAAATAAAAAGGTCAACTGATGAAGGTCTGTTATGGACTACAAGTATTGAACTCGAGGAGTGTTTTTAATATGTCAGGAACTAAAGTAAATAACTATGCAATAGGTGATGATAACATTGAGGCTCTGATGCTTGCAATGGATCAAAACGTTAAAGGTCAATCATCTATATCATTAACTGAAATGTCAACAACCACAGTTCCTAAAATTGCAGCCTCTACGTCAAGGTCATTTTCCC